CTACAGCTACTGCTCAAACTATTATTTCAACAGAAACATTAAGAGACCCAACGTCTTTTGGTGATATAGTTAGAGGACTGCATGTATATGGTGCAAAAGTACTAAGACCTGAAGCTTTAGTTTCAGCGTTCTATGCAATCGATTAAGATTGACCAACTCGGGGGAGTCTTCGGACTCCTCCACTTTTAAGGAGATAAGAATAATGTACGGAAAGAAAAAAATGAAAGATGGTGGTCGTGCTCAATACAAACATGGTGGTGGAGTACATTACTATAATTCAATAGAAGAAAAAGAAAAAAAGTGTAGCGAAATGGTAGGCTATAACGAAAGTTTAAAAGAAAAAGAAAAATAATGAAAGTTAAAGCACCAAAAGGTTATCATTGGATGAAACAAAAAAATGGTAGTTTTAAATTAATGAAACACAAAGGCAAGTTTGTAAAACATAAAGGTGCTAGTTTAACTGCAAACTTTGCTATACAAAAAGTACATACAAAATAATGGCAACAACATATTTAGATTTAAGTAATGAAGTTCTAAGAGAACTAAATGAAGTAGTATTAACATCTGGTACGTTTGCTTCAGCTACAGGTATTCAATCATTTGTTAAAGATGCAATTAATAAATCATTGTTTGATGTAGCTAATGCAGAACCACAATTACCGTTTTTTAGTGCTGGAGTAAGTGGTAGTACAGACCCTTTTTATGGTAATGTAACTGTAGCTACTGTAGCAGGACAAAGATGGTATACATTAAAAGCTAGTAGTTCTAGTATAACTTCAGATTATGCTGCAGTTGATTGGGATGATTTTTATATTACTACTATTAATGTAAGTGGTGAATCAGCTCCATATACATCTACAGGGTTAAAATATTTAACACTAGCAGATTGGAAAAGATATTATCGAGATACAGAAAATGCAGATGATGCTGATACACAGAACTATGGTGAACCTAAATATGTATATAAAAGTCCAGACCACAGAAAGTTTGGATTAAGTCCAATACCTGATAAAGTTTATAACGTACATTTTTATGCTTTTGAAAAACCAACAGCTTTATCAGCATATGATGATACTATACCAATGCCAGAACAATACAGTAATGTATTAACAGCTAGAACTAGATATTATGTACATCAGTTTAAAGAAAATATACAACAAGCTGCTATGGCATTAGATGATTATAGGAAAGCTTTACGTCATATGAAAAGTAATTTAATTAATCCACAGCCAAAGTATATGACAGATGATAGGAGATATTTCTAATGGCAGCATCCATGCCATTTTCAGTACCACTACAAGGTGGTCTTAATAAATCTACTAACTCGTTAGCATTATTAAGAACTCCCGGAGTTGCAACAAAGTTAAGAAACTTTGAGGTATCTATTGAAGGTGGTTACAGAAGAATAAATGGTTATACTCTTTTTGGTGGTGGTAGTGCTGTTAGACCTAATACTGCAGAAGATATAGAAGGTTTAGCAGTATATGCAGACGGTGCTGTAGCTGTAGCAGGTAATGATATATTTTTTAGTCAAGACGGTACAAGTTATTTACAAATAAATAAAGCTAGTGTTGATGCTGCTGGTGATAATTATAGTACCTTTTCAGGGCGTAGTGAGTTATCATTAACATCAATAGACCAATGTGAGTTTGCATTATTTGAAGGTACTTCAGATTATGGTGAATTAGTTATAACAGATAAGAGTGGCAACAATAAACCTTTCTTATTTAAAATGACAGGTACATCTGCAGTATTAAGTTCAAGAACATTTTTTGTTAGTCAAATAACAATTAGTGGTTCTAAGACAGCAAAGTTTTGTACTATCCATGATAATCACTTAGTTGTATCTGGAGACCCTAGTACACCTAATACTATATATTATAGTGCTACTGGTGACATAGATAGTTTTAGTGGTACAGGTTCAGGTAGTATAACACTAGAAGATAAAGTAGTTGGACTAAAAAGTTTCCGTAATGAACTATTTATATTTTGTCAAAACTCAATATTTAAGTTACAAAATATAAATAATTCTAGTACCATAGCAGTTGTACCAGTTACTAAAAACGTAGGTTGTGTTGATGGACAAACTATTCAAGAGATTGCTGGTGATTTAATATTCTTAGCACCAGATGGTTTTAGAACAGTTGCAGGTACAGCAAGAATTGGTGACGTTGAGTTAGGAACTATAAGTCAAGCTATACAACCAATTATTAATGATATTGTAGCAGCTAAAAGTACATTACAATTTAGTAGCGTTGTTATTAGAGATAAATCACAATATAGAATGTTTTACAGTACATCAACAGATACTGCAGCAACATCAAAAGGAATTATAGGAACATTAAGACCTAATGGTTTTGAATGGTCAGAAACATTAGGCATACAAGCTCCAGCTATTGCATCAGGATTTAATAGTAGTGGAGTAGAAAAATTTTATCATGGTGATAGAGATGGTTATATTTATAATCACGATACAGGTAATGCATTTAATCCAGCAGGAACATCTACAAATGTAGAAGCAGAGTATCAATCACCAGATTTTGATTATGGAGATTTAGGTACATTGAAAACTTTGGATTATGCAAAAATTGCTTTTACTCCAGAAGGTGATGCACAGC